TTTGCGCGACGGCAGCGCGGGCGGCAAGGAGAGCCATCTCTGCGTTGGCGGCTGCGTCAGCAGCCTTGTTCTCCAACTTCTGCGGCTTGGCTACTGCCGTTGCCGCCGCGATGCACACCAGTCCGATTGTCAGAATCCTTCTCATCGTTACCTCCACATGACGGCTTGGCCTTCGAGCGCGCCGTCCTTTTGGTTGTCGGTCGTGACTCGCCACTTGATGTTCGTGCCACCACCGGTGAGCGTGGCGTCTCCTGCCCAGATGCGCGTGTCGCCGTCGTATGGTCCCATATCCGAGAGCGTCACGGAGTCCCAGGTCGATCCTCCGTCTGAGCTGACCCATGCGAGGTAGTCGGTGTTGATGACGAGGTCAGCGTCAGTATCAGTGACGAGACTGATCAGGCGGGCAGTTGTTGGGACGCTGGCTGCGTAGACTCCACCTGTAGACTGGAGGAGCATGTTGCCACCGCTCTCTCCGCCGTTCGCCTCGGTGCCTACTCCGCTGGCGTACAGATCTGCAATATCGTCAGCAGACAGCGCGCGAGTGTAGACGCGCACGTCGTCGATTTGTCCGTTGATGTAACTTCCCGGAGTCACCGGATCGCACCCAAAAACGAACGGGTAGTCCTGAAAGAAGTTGTCGGCAGATGGGGCATTTGAATTGGAAAGAGTCTGTTCGGCTCCGTTGAAGTAGACTCGCTTTGAAACGCCCTCGTCATACACCCAGACCTGATGCCCCCAGTCGGTCGCGCCATTCGGCCAGACCGCCCCGGTCGTCCCATGGTTGGAAACGGAATCAACACGGCAACCCCAGTACATCTGCCCGGACGTATTCGCGGCCACTAAAGCATGGTAATGGACTGACCCGGCACGGTAGAAGTAGGTGAATTGGTTGGCTGTTGCGGGCTGACCATCCGCCAGTTTGATCCAATAGGCGATTGTCCAGGAATTCTTCAGCACAGCGTCAATTTCTGCCGAAGAGAAGGAAGTAACGATGCGCTCATCACCCCCGTCAAGCGTGATGGCTGCGTTGACCTTTCCCGCCCCTGTACCGGTTGAAGTCGCGACGTCCCCGCCTACGTCTGTATACGTCCCGGTCTTGCCATACACGCTTGAGTCAGCAATCAGAGCCGTTCCTGCGTTGTCGTTCAACTTGTAATGGGCCGCAAGTTCGTTGGTGGAAACGTCCCACGAGTAGAACATCCAACTATACGCCGCCGCGCTGTAGGTGTAGTTGCTCCCGGTTCCGAGATCCACGCCGGTCTGATCCTCGAACTCGTCGATCACGCCGCCCTGCATGGACTGCTGCGTCAGGTCTCCGCTTACCTGAATGCGGAAGGTGTTAAGGTAGATGTTGTCTCTGGCCTCGTCGATCCGTCCTGCGTGGTCGGTGAGTGTGTTTCCGTTGGCCGTGATTTGAGACTGGAGGGTGGCGCTGGCGGCGGCGACTTGGCCTGTGAGAGCGTCCCACGTGGCGAGCTGGCCGGTGTTGGTGCCCACGGTGTACCAGGCGGCGTTGCCGACTGGAATTCCATTGATCATATCGGTTTGAATGTTCTTCCACGGGAGTGCAACGGAACCGAGGGACAAATCCGAACTTGAAAAGGGTACCAAATTACCACCAAACACATGGCTTCGATTTGTGTATGCAATACCCGCCGTCCCATCCAGAGAAAGTAACTGGAATGTGCCAGTCTCGTCCCACCAATTGTGGTAAGCCGCAGTCATCTCGATGTTGTAAGCACTGGTGATGACCAAGTTCGCCGCGTTCGTGTTCACTATGCGCTCGGTGACCATTGCGTTCGTACCGACGTTCAACTCGGATACGACTTCCCCCACGGACAACTTCTCGATGCGCGTCGGCTTGGGAGCGGCCAACAAGCCCGCCGCTACCAGCCCGGACAGCGTCGACAGAATCAACTTTTTCATCATTCCTCCTTATGCGAACAGCGCGTAGTCAAGTTTGTATCCAGCCATGTCCGGCGCGCCGGACAGGTCCACCGTGAAACCGTCCGTGGTAACAGAACCGTCCCGCACCGTCGCGAAGATGTTGAACGACCCCAGCGTGCTGGAGTCCGTCGGCTTCCGCACGCTGACAAGCACGACAGAGGGCACGCTTGCAAGCGCCAGGCCGCTCACAGACGCGATCGCATCGCCTACCCCTAACGCTACGCTGCCCGTCGTCACGTACGCGCTGGACAGGCCTGGAGGCACGCTGCCGTCGTCGTCCATGATGTTCAGGGTATTGAACGGCATGCGCACGACACCGACCAAGACGCCAGCCTCCCAGGCCTGTAGTTCTAACTGAGAACCGGAACGGGAAGCCGCTGTGCCAAGCACCGTCTCGAACCGGCTGTTGTTCGCGTCCAGGCGAATGGAGAAACGTCCGAGGTCCTCGTCAGCTCCGTCGGCTACGGCCGCCGAGCTGGAGTCTGATTGGTTCCAGTCGCCTGCTTTGTTGATGTTCGCGTCGAGCGTCTTGCACATGACATCGGTGCTGTGGTCGAAGTCGTAGTCGATCACGGCGACAAACGTGTCGGCGGCGCTCCAGTCGGTGAACTCCGTGAAGTCGTTGTCCGTGACCAGGTGCAACTTCACCAGCATCAGCTCCCGGAAGATGATGTACGGGTTGCGAGTACTGCGCACGGGCGTCCCGCTCGAATCCAGCAACACGCCGTCGGTCACGTTGTACCATATTTCCATTTCTCTCATTTAAACGAACCTTTCACTGGTATACAAACCCACCGGGGATATTCCAACGAGACACGGCACCACCGATGCTGTACATATGCCCCTTGAAATACATGACGTTATTTGAAACCGGCGCGCTGCCGAACGTCGGCGCGTTGTCTACCTGTCCGATGTACTGCGTCACAATCGTCGCGGAAGATGTTACGCTATGTACGAATTTCATAACGTACTGTTCGGCCAGCGGGTCCGCGCCGGCGTCAAACGTCGAAATCCCTGACCAGTAGTTTGTGTATTGCAGGTAAATATCCACGGCACGCTGTTTCACGCCATCGCCACCGGGGCTGGAGTAGAATCGATATCGCCCATACCGCATCCACGCCTGGTAGAAATCGGGCTGTTCCTCTTCACCGATTAAACGCTTTCCAGCGGTGCCCTGAAACAGCCCCCATTGCCAGTAATTAGTGTCGTCCTGTAGGTTGGCCATTGCAGCCGACCATGTTTCACCGGTTCCGTATTTTGTAATTAGATCACCAATCCCGTCGCAATCAGCCCCAACACTATACCATGCCAGATGCGAGATCATATTGGGCGCGTGCTTGTACCCGTAATCACTTGCGGTGAATCCTTCTTGAATGGACGTCGTCACGACAAGTGTGCCCGTGACAGGTGCATCGGTAATGTTCGTGTAAAACCAATCGCCGTTGAAATCATAAAGCAAATACGTTCCATTCTTCACGAACTTCCAAGAATTGGTAACCACGTGTCCGGCCGCATGAACATGCCCTCCACCGTAATCATGCCAGACAGTAAACCCTGAAACGTAGTTAGTCGGTGCCCCGCAGATTGCCAAGAAGTTCGTTTCGTTATAGTAAGGGAACACATCAGCACTGGGCCATACACTCGCAATGTAGCCATTAAAAGTACCGTCTTCATCTGCCTGCGTCATATCAAGCGTGCCGGGAGAAAATATGCCGTGATGTGTTGCGGCAGCGATCGTCTGCTTGAAAACCTCGAGATTATAGTACCTACCCGGATACGTTGCAGGCCACGAGGACAAGAACACGCTTGGAATGCTGTAGGTGGCTCCATACAACATGGCACCACCACCTTGTCCACGTTCTGCCATCGCCATCAAGCAATCGGTTGCCCACACGTCATCCACAGACGCGTACAAACTGGTCACCCCGGCATCGGCGATATCCCAGTCCAAGACAGTGGTCAGGGTTTGCGCGGCTCCGCCAGACATGAAATACTTGTTAGTCGAAATGGATCCAGAGCCGATCAATAACGCGACTAGCCAGTTCATGTCCACGGACGATACATAATGCAAATAACGATTCACCCACGCCCGCGTACTGTTGGTGTAGGCTGGAATGCCCCCGCTATAGAATGGGAAAACTCCAAACGGATCGTGATATCGGTACGGGATCTCATTGCTGTCCAAAGCTGGAATGCGGTTAGTGGTGCTCGATTGAGACCACTCATCCGTAAGCAACAACGCCGTCAGATTGGTGACCAGTGGCGGAGGGACGATCAGGGCTGGGGTATTCGTCCACGCCCAGTGGTTCGTCGACGGCCAAGCACCCGGATGCCAGCCTGTCCACGACGGCGCGGCGAACGTCGACACGGCCACAAGCAGCGACGCAGCGATCACTTTACTGTGTGAGAACAATGTCACCAGCAGTCCCTTCCTTGCTCCACCAAACTTCATTCGGCGCCCACGGTGAAGGCATCGGCCCGATCTCTTCAGTGAACATATACGTGTTACGATCAAACTTGATATATAGGCGATCACTGTACGTTGTCAGGTCTTCAGTCAACACGCCATTCGGTGCGTAAGCGTCGCCGGAAAACGTAAGGCCACCACGACTACGATGACGCGCGCGGTACTTAGTACGGCCGAACGGCTGTCCTTCAAACTGGCGCACTGCGCGCCCAATTCGTTTCGCCGTATCTTTGTCGATCATTACACCGCGTGCCATAACAGTCTCCTACGATCGGTAGTCCTTCGGGAGGTCCAGCGCCGTCCAGTCTTTCGCCTGGTAGGTCAAAAAGTGCAGATACACCGGGTCATACCCAACTTGGTACTCGAAACCGCCAGCAAGAATACCACCCATACCGTCCAGTTTCGCGGGCTCCGTCAGCTCCTTGCCGTTCAGCTTGATCTCGACCTTTGACGTGCCGTCCTTCTTGTAAAAGCCCTGATCGAGCACACGGCGCACGAATGTCTCGCGGTTCGTCTCGATCTCATACTGCACGGCGTAGTATTGCTGGCCGGTGCTTGTCCACTGTGGGTCGGCGTCGATCGCGCGCAGGCGTGCCTGCCAGCGTTCCAACGCAATGCCACCAATCGTAACCTTTTCGGCGTTGATGGAGTCGATCAAATCCGCAGCGACGTTCGGATCATAATCCGTGGCTCGCTCGTTTCGCGTGATGCGAATAACGATGCGCGACTGTTCCTGCGTAATAGGCGGGTCAAAGGGATCGTTGGCGCTGTTCTGGATAGGCTTCGTGGGTAACCCGACAGCGTCGTCCGTGTCGTCCTTCTCGGACGTCGCGCTGTACTTAGTCAGCTTGGTGCTCTTATACGCGCGCTCCAGGCCACGCTCGTATTGCGCGAAGCCAAAGCGCACGGACGGCGGGATATCCCATGGTGCTTCGGGCGTGACGAAGTTCCAACTGGTAGAATCCCGCTTGACCGGGGCGTAATCAACAGTCACGTCCCAATGCAAGCCGTCTTCGCTGCGAACGGTCGCACGACGTGCCACAGCCCAGAGGGTCTTCGCCGAATCCAAGAAAGCATACAGCGCGGGCAGGTCGGCGTGTGCCAAGACAGTCGCGGACGTATCGGTGGTTGCGTCGACCTCGACCTGGAACGCGCGTGAATGCGTGAAGCCTTCCAGCGTTTCACTGCCGCTGCGTGACGTGCGCTTCTCTGTTACGTTTACAACGCTCATATCGCCACCACCTCAGGTTCTTCGTTCCCGCCCAGTGCATCAAGGATTCCAGCGAGTGATGCCGTTTGCTTATCGGAGTTGTCCGCTACGCGTGACCACACCTTGGACATCGCACGGCTCTCCGCGCTGACAGCGGCCGAGGTGCCCCGTTCCACGGCACCGGCACGTTTCGTTGCGGTGAGTGCCAACTTGCCCGTGGTGCCTTCGGCGGCGGCTGCAGTTTCAGTGATCACAGCTTTCGCAGCATCCCCAGCTGCTTTGATCTTCTCGGCGGCGCTGTCCGCCGTGAGCCCTGCCAGTTCGGCGTTCTTCTGCGCTTCCAGTTTGGCGAACTCAGTCAAAACATCCTGGTAAGACCCACTATCAAACTCAAACTTCAGCGCGGTGACATTCCCCCAATCACCGGTCATGATCTTCTTCCAGTTGTCCTTTATCCACGACCACAACGTTCCGAACGCCCCGCCCAGTTGGCGCAGCGCGGTGAACATATTCGTAAACGCCACTTCCCAGAATGTCCAGAAACCAAGTGCCACATACTTCGCCTCAATCAGCGCCGACTTCAAGAAGTTCTTGATGTTGACAAACCAATCGGACGCGTGCTCCTTCACGTAATCGAATGCGCCGCCCGCTTTGTCCTTGAACGCATCCCACCCGCCAAAGAGTTGAACGATCACAGCACCGACCGCAGCGATCGCGGCGGCGGTCGCCAGGATCGGGACAATAGCACCTGCGAAGGCCGCGATGAACGGGCCTGCCAACCTAACGATCGCGCCGAACCCCTGGAGAATCCCGCCGCTGATCCAAAGTAACGGACCAAGTGCCGCTGCCAGTGCCAACGTCACGGCGATGGTTTGTTTAACCCAGGACGGCATCGACTTGAACCACATGACCACTGCTCGTAGCGCACTGCCCAACTTGATGATAGCCGGTGCCAGTGCTTCACCAAGTTCCGCAGCAAGGGACTTTGTGATGATCCAGGTCTTCTTCATCTGCTCGGAGAACGCCAACATCTGCTTATCCGCGACCTTTTTGGTCATGCCCCCGGCATTCGCCAACGCACCTTGGTACTTGATAAGCTCATTCTTCATGTTCAAGATCGGGAATATCGCTTGCTGCACCCGCGCCTGAAACCCAACGGACTCCATCGCGGCCGTCTTCTCTGTGACGCTCATTCCCTTTAACGCGTCGCTGAGGTCACTGGAGACATCGGCCATGTTTCGGAAATTGCCAGCGCTGTCCACAACACTGACACCGAGCGCTTCAAATTCCGCTTGGTGTTCGGAAGCCGACTTCGCTAACAACCGGAGCATCCGGCTGAACAAGCTGCCAGCGGCTTCACCCTTGATGGACTGTTCCGCGTATGCGGAAAGCACTGCGATCGTTTCGTCTAAAGACACACCGTAATTCTTCGCGGCGGCGGCGGCTTCGTTACCGAGTGCTTGTGCGAACTGTTCCACTGAAGCGTCGGCCAGCGTGTTGGCGACGACCAGCTTGTCGGTGACCATCGTCAGGTTCGCCAAGTTCTCAACAGGGTCCGCAGACTTCAAGCCAAACGCTGACAGCACATCCGTGGACAGTGACGTGGCTTCCGCCAAATCAAACATACCCGCTTTGGCAAACTGCACCATTCCGGGCAGCGCCGCAATTGATTGTGACGCGTCTAAGCCAGCACTTGCCAAGAAGTAGTACGCCTCCGCAAGTTTCGCGGGGGCGATGGCGTACTCCACGGCCAGGCGCTTCGCCTCGTTCGCCATGTCCTTCTTCATCGTGTCACTGACCTCTCCCATAATCGCAAGGGACTGGGTCATGGCACTATCGAAATCAGCGAACCCCTTAACACTTAACGCGGCGAATCCGACGATCGGCAGCGTGAGCCTCATCGTCATAGACCGCCCGGCTGCAGCCATCTTCTTACCGAGCACGTCGGCCTGAACACCGAGGCTCTTCATGTGCATCGTGGCTTTGGCCAAGCCTGACGTGTCAGCGCGCAGTTTGACGGCGAGTACCCCTAGACTAGCGACGCTCATCCCGCTGTCCCTCCCGGAACTGTGCCAACCAAGCATTGGCTTTGTTCTTCAAACCCCGCTTGTCCTGCCGCGCGGGTGGTGGCGAGAAGTCGAGCATAAAGTCTTTCGGCGTAAACGCCCTGCCCTTTGAACGATGAGCGTTGGCGACAACAGAACAGAGCATAGCAGAACGCACGTCGGAACGCTCCGGATCGCCGGGGTCGAGCTCGTCGTACACCTGCCATGCCGTAAACTCCCAACTGTCCACCTCCTGCTGCACTCGCCGAACACTCATCCCGAGCTGCCGTGCCAACCGGAACCATGCGCGAAGCCCCGGTCGGCTGATCAGTTTTTTCTGATCTTCTCCAGCTCATCATCACCGATCCCGTTCACCGTGCGGGCGGTCTTGAACAGGCGGTCAACCACCGCACAGTTCTTCGCCATAAGCGCGTCAATGTCCTCGGGGGTGAACAGAGGCGCGCCGCCGGCGCCAACAAGTGTGCGGGAGAGCAGTTCACCGCGCAACCCCCGGCTGTCCTTGAGCGCGTCGCCGACCATGCGTTGCTGGATAAGGTACTCGAACTCTTCCCGCTGTGCCCCCGTCATGGAAGCGATGCGCACGCCAACATCCTCGCCCCACTCAGGCACCAGGACATCCTCGTAACGCAGGTCTTGAACGCTTACGATCTCCTGCTTGGTTAGCAGCTTCATGGCTGTTCTCCGTGGTTAGGTGAATCAGGTAATTGTGATATCGCCGGTGACCTTCAGCGTGACACTCGCGGTGGCTTTGTCCTCGAGTTTGGCCCCGACTTCGTAGCCGGTCAGGAATGCATTGAACGTCCAGACGGACACGGTGCTGTCAGCCCAGGTGATCACGCAGCTTGAGGCCTCGCTTCCAAGAGGCGGTGTGGTCTTGGGAGCGAACGCCATCTCAACGGTCAACTCGCCCCAGTCCTTCAGCTTGCCACCCTTGAACTCCTTCGCGCCGGACGAGCCCATGTGCGAGATGTCGATGACCTCGCGTGACCCGCCAGGGCCACTGATGTCCAGGATCTCAGCGACGAATCCTGAACCGAACGAAATAGTTGTACCTGTGCCGATCCACATGACCGATCCTCCCTATTGTGTTTCGCCGAAACGAAAAGGCCACGTCGACGGTTTCCCGCTGGCGTGGCCCGGTTCTTCCGGCACCTCTACTCAATTGGCGGTATTATAACCCTGACCGCCCCTACAAGTAAACAGAAACCACAAACTAGCCCCGTCGCCAAACCATGAAGTTCGCGACCCATGTCCACACTTCGGACACGTCGGAAGCACTGAACTGCATGGTTTCACCCTGTTGGAAGATGGATTCATACTTAGTTGTTCCTTGCATGAACTTCCCCCAGGAATTGATCGCGGCCGTAACGGTGTCCATCTTGGCACGGCTCGCGATCAACCCTGTGCCGCGCACAAAGACCTGGCACCGCGCGTTCTCCAACGAGGGCACAGTCGGTGCGTCTACCGTCCGGCTCGGCCCTTGCCCGCCGCTGCCCGTGACAAGCACACAATTGACAGGGGTGTCCGGCATATCCCCCAGGGTGCCAAACCAAGCAGCTGCGGGACTGGCTTGTGCAAGGCCTGCTGTCACGAGTCGATCCAATACGTCCTTAGATACCATATTCATCATTTGATCTCCGCTTCGTTCCGGATGATGTCCACGATCCGCCCCATGTTGCGGTCAATTGCCTTCTCGAGAAACTTTGCTTCGCCGACATCCTTCATGTCATCCAGGTCTTGTGCACCCAAGACCGCCGACTTCAGCAGACGACCGCCGCTCAACTTACCCCCCCGCGCGCCGACCGCCTTGCCACTCTTGCTTTTGGTGTGGCTGGCCATCGTGTTCTCATGAACGTAAATCGCGTATGCCGCGCTGTACCCCACCTCGACTTCTGGTTCAACAGTTGAAATGCCGGCACGTTCCTGTGACAACACCGCTGCGTGGTTCGCCGCCACACTGGATGCGTCCGGGCCTGCGAACCGCCCAGACACCGCACCGCCGCCGCCCCGCCAAACCGTGAACGCACTTGCTTTCAGATTGCCGTACTGCACGGGGGTCAGCTTCTGTGATTCGCGCTGTATCAAGAACCCAACTTTGATCAGCCCCTGCAACGACCGCCGCTTTATCCCCATGACTTCCGTGTTCAAGCGGGCCAACACTTTATCGAGGCCTTCCCCGTATATGGAACCCGTGCTCATAGGTAGCACGTCCGGAGGTACCCCGAGGCGTCCAACGTCGGGAGTTTACCAACACCACGCACGGGCCAGGCGGACACACCACTATCGTCAGGGTTCGCCGTGAGCGCGCCGGAGCTGTCACTGTAGCTATCTTCCAGCATAAGCAACACACCAGGCTGCAAGTCCTCGCCAACGTACACCACGGATCGACTGATCAGTTCTTCACCAGCTGCGTTGAAGAACCGTTCCTGCGTGTCTTCCCAGCGAACACGGATTCGGCGCGGGCTGTTGTACGTGAACCCACCAACACCGTCCGGAACAGGGTTCGCCCAAAGCCAAGCGAACTGCTTCCGCATCGTGTCGAGAATGCGCATCGCCATGTCAACCTCCTTACCAGGTGCTCGGCGTCTTGTTCATTGCCTTCAAGGACGTTGTCTGTTTCTTCATCGACAACGAGTTGAGGTACGCCAGTGATCCCGTGTCGTCGAGTAGTATGGCGTTGCGGCCGAATCGGGTGCTGTCCAGGCGCTGGCCCTTGGCCGCGTTGCCCTCGTATGTCGCCCCGACCGTGCCTGCCTTCTCGTTCGTCGCTTCACGCACAAAGACTGTGGCGAAGTGTGCGGCGATGAACCGCTCGATGAGTTCCAGCTTCACGCTGGTCGCCGCACTGTCCGCTGCCACGTTGTCATTCACGATGGTGAACGCGGCCAAGATATGCGGTTCCATTTGCGGATCGGTCATGTCGGTGAAGTCACCGCTCAGCAACCGGACGTTCCCTGCTGTGGTCCTTGCCATTACTTACCTCCATTCCAAAGTGCCGGGCTTACAAAGTCAAGCACCGCGTTGCCGTCCCACTCCAGCCCCAGCCAATCAATCATGGACTTTGCTTCCAGAAAGTCACCAACAAAGAACCGCTCCGGCCAGATCTCGCACACGTCCAGGCCGCTCTCTAACGACACCATCTCGTAGAAACGTGCCTTGTGCACGTCGACCCACTTCTGCCATCCTGCCGCGTCACGATACGCCCGCATGAACCCTGTGCGCAAACAACTGGCAATGATCTGCTCGTCCTTGCGCCGCACGACCACCCACCGCGCGTTCGGAAACGCCTTGTGCCAGACCGGCCACATCAAGCATGCTTTCGCACACTTGTAATACCACGCCTGATCACCGTCCCAACCCTGTGCCCGTAGAACCCCTTCAACCCGCTGGCGCAAGTTATCAAACGGAAGCAGACAGTTCACATCGGGCAATGGGCGTTGGCACATCGGGTCCAGCCCCTGCAAATGCAGGTAAGGCTTCACGACCTGATCGACGATCGCCCTGTTCTCGTACTGTCCCCGTTTATTCGCAGGGGTCGGCCCGAGCACATCACCACCCCACGCACCGCACCTGTCAATAATCCCGGCTACCATGCTCGTGCCGCTGCGCGCCGCGCCTGTTATGATTATCGGATAGGACATTAGTTCTCCAATACGGGCAAGCCCCGTTCCGCACATCGCCGCAAGTATATCATACGGTTGCGTTCCACTAACAGCTTTCTCGTCTTTCCGGATGAACGATCATGCCACTGGTGCACGGTCAACAGCGTGTCATCCTGGATCACGGGGTATCCCGCCGCAACCACACTGTCCCGCCAATCGTTGTCGTCATACCCGACACCTGGTGCGTACTCACTCCAGAACCCGCCGAGCGCCATGTAGGTGTCCCGTGCAATGACAGAACAAAAGTGGTATCGGCTCGGGCGGTACACGCTGTGCTGATACCAACGGAAGAAATCGTAATGGAACAATTCAAACGGCACTTCACGCATCACCGGGGGTTGCTCCGCCGCCGCACAAGCACACACCACGTAGCGGGACGCGTCCGTTGCGAAGTGCTTGTCCATCCCTGCCAGGATGTTCACCTCATGGAACGCCTCTGGACAAGTCAACATCAGGAACTTCCCGCGTGCAAGCCGCGCGGCTTGGTTGTAGTGTTCACCGGAAGGCTGTTCACAGCCGGTGGTGCAACCGCGTGCGTTGGCCGAGTATGCTCCCACAAGCTGCACCGGCAGGAGTGGATACTTAGTACACACCATAGCATGTACGGCAACGCGGTGTGCCTCCTCAACTTTGTTGTCGAACACGACGACTACTTCCCAATCGTCACGATCGCTGTACCAATGTTGCCACGACCCCAACGTGTTGCTGAACTGTGCAAGGCGTGGTGCATACGGTAAAATGATGGAGTACTTACACTGACTCATGCCAGATCCTCCGCATTTCCACTTCCAGATCGCTCGGCCCGCTACCCTCAGGGGTTGCCCGCCCCATAGCAGCTTGGGACTCTGGGTGGCCCGCGTACCAATGCAACGCCATGGTGCCTACGGGGATTCCAAGCTGACCCGAATACAGTTCACGCAGCGCGCCGGGCTGCACCGGGTACAACGACGTGTGCCTGAAGTCGTGGACACACAAGCCTGCGCCCGCAGCAACCAGCGCGGGTTCCAACGCAAACCGGCCGCAACTTTGGTACTCCCCGGCTGATGCGTTTGTGATCGCGCGGTGTGCCGTATCCAGAAACAGATTCCGGGAAGCAACGGTACCCGATGACCCGATGAGCCCGATCGGAACGATTCGTTTACCCGTGCCCGCGATCTTGACCGCACGGTTCCGCAACTGGACCGTCTTGACCGGCCCGACGCGTGTTGTCAACGTGACGTCCCACTGCGCGGGCGCTCCGTCCAGGAACATGTCTAACGGTGCGAGGTGTAGAATGTCAAAGTCGGACCACCACCCACCGTCCGCGAGGAGCGACCACCTCATCAGGTCTGAACGGTGAATCTCGGACAACCCTGCTGGCAACTGCATGGCGGTTTCCGCTACCGTGGCGTACTTCGGAACGTACTCCCACCAATCCTCACAACGCCTGGTAGAACCGGGCACATGCTCGCCTGTCGTCCACTGCATACAAGTGCGCACGGCGTGTTCGCCGGGGTGCCACACTGTGATGTTTGCGCCGGGGTTCTGCCTGCGCAACGACACGAGCGTCATAAACTGCATCCAACTCAGCGGGCGATTCAAGCCCCAGTACAGATGAACGTTCATCGTGGTTCCTCCATCCAGCGCTGCCGGAAGCGTCGCGCACCGCTGTCCCACACCCCGTAATGCAACACGCCCTGGAACACGACAGGGTTCGCGCCATGCGCCAGTATCGGTTCACGGACAGTCGGTTCGTCGACGCGAGCACGCCACACTTCCCATCCTTCCGGCACCGGACCTTCACGGCGTGCTTCAAAGTAGGCCCAACCATTCGCCGTCTTGGCGTTAGCAGCTACAACGTACCCCGGCCATTCATGTAACCACTCCTTTCCATCACGCCAAATAGAAGGCCGAACACCAGGGGAAGACCAATCAGTGCACCACAGACAGCCCGTGTCGTCAATCCAGGGCTGCAATGCCGGTTTTGAACGCATAACAGGAGGCGCTCCAGGATCGTCCTGAAGCGATCGGGGTGCGTCGCACGCTAAAACGCCCGTTTGGCCAGCCGGAGGCCCGGCATGGACCGTTGCCGATCCCGTGGCAGGCGAAATAAGGATACCCCGCGATTCGTCACTGTACAAAACACCCCCGGAAGGCATTAAACGCCCCAACCGAAGGTGCTTACCGGTCACCACGGTGGTCGCGGCGGACAAGTCCAAGCGCACAGTGCCCCCCGCCTCCAGCGCAAACCCCACCGACATGATCGCAGGCTGTTGTGTGTAAGAAGGCCCGGTGGTCACCAGCGCACGGCCAGGCGCGTACGGAATAAGGTCCTCAATGACCCCTAACAACTCTTTTTCGCGAGCCATATCGTTGCTTCCTCAAAGGTGGTTACAGTCACAGACACCTGCGGGCGCAAGAAGCACCCAAAGTAATAACGGTTCTGCGGAATGGGTTCATCCAGTTCGGCAGGCACCCTCTTGAGTTTCGTGGTAGCCGGGCCGGGCGGGGTGTGCCACGACACCAGGACAAACCGTTTCGCGATCCGTAGCATCTCATCGTACGTGCGCAAGGCACACTCCAGCGTGGGCAGGTGCTCCAGCACACTGCGAGCCTGCACGACATCCCATTCACCATCCGTGAACGGCAGGCCGCACGCCGCGTCACCCGCCATGAACTGGTGCTGCGGGTTTTCAAGCCGCGCCAGCTTGATCAACTCAGGAGACACGTCCACGCCGAGGTACTTGCTCGACGCGTACAGTTCCTGCACACGGATTCCCCGGCCGCACCCGATGTCCAACACGCGAAGTCCTTCAGACATGCGTGCCAACACATCACGCGACCCCTGCGCGGAATGCCCGCCCGTCATGAAGCGAGCGGCTTCCTCTGCGGTCATTTCACCGAACACGTCTTTGCGGCTCATCGCAGGTACCCCAATGCTTTCATCAACCTCCCTGTTTCTCCGGTGCTGAACAACGCGGCCTGCTCCGGGGTGAGCACGTTCGGCCAGTAGTGACTGCGC